ATCGTTGAATTCAAATATAGTAAGCTCGCCGCCTGCCATGGCTGCCTTCGCTGCGGAATATGCCTTAACGTAGGATTCCTGATAGTCCGTTGTCGCGGCCTCGATCTGCTCGTGTATAGCATTCTGCAAGTTTTCGAAAGACTCCGGGGTAAGGCTTCCGCCGTTCTTATCAAGTGAAAGCGCAGAAAGCCTTGCGTCAAACTCTCCCGTAGCGAGCGCTTCTTTGATCTTAGCCATCTTCTCTTGGATTTCAGCGATCTTCTCGGTCTCGTGAATATCAAGAAGTCCGTCGTTAAAAGCGTCGGTCACAGCCTTATTAAGATCGGACCCGAGCTGCGTCATCTCTGAATAAGAATCTGAATAGAATTTGTTTATCTTTTCCGATAACTGCCCAGAGTAATAATCGTCGCTCATGGCTACATCGAGGTTTAAGGATACTGCGAACTGTGATTGCTGCGCGTATTCTTCCATACCTTTAATGTAATTGTCTATGGCCGTCTTATAGCTGGTTGTCTCGTCCTCGGTAAGCTCTATACCGAGTGATACCTTCCAATTAAGCTTCTTAACCTCTGCGGCTGCATCGCCTACTTTATCGGATAAGCCTTCAAGCTCTCCGAACTCTGCAAGGGCATTTCGTACTCCTTCGAGTGCATCCGTTCCGACGATATGCTCTGCCGCCTGCTGGAGATCTTCTAATGAAAGCGCAATATCCCCGAAATGCTGGGCGAGGTTGCTGTCTCGCATCTCTGCTTCATGCGCCTTAATGCTCGTAAGTACACCTACGAATAAGCCCGCTGCCGCTACGAACGCAAGTATTACCGCGGTTACGGGGTTAAGGGACATGAATACGTCAACGATTGCCGTTATTACGTGAACGGCCGTAGATGCTGCTTTATATCCTGCCAGCGCTGTCGCTATGCCGGCGATAATGCCTATAAGCTCGCTTCCGTGTGCGATCATCCATTTTGCAAAGTCAATCACTTTGTCGATAACCGGCTTTACGTTCTTGTCGTACATAGTCTTGATCGTAGGAAGTTTCCCGATAAACGCATCTACAATCTCTGGTATATATTTTTTCGATCCGGTTACTATCTTCGTTCCGAGCTGAACAAAAAACCGCATCGGTTTATTCAATCTGTCTTCAAATTCGATACCAGCGTCGTTTAATGCATCCTTAAATAACTGGACGTCGCCTGCAAGGTTGTCAAGCCTGATATCGGCCATCCTCTGTGCCGCACCTTCCGCGTTATATATGGACTGCGTAAGTTGCTCGAACTGTTCATCTGTCGCTTCCGCTATGGCAAGGAGGCCAGTCATGCCTCGTTGTCCGGCAAGCTTGGCAGCGGTTGCTGCCTTGTCAATCTTGGACATGCCCGCCATCTCTGTACGGATCTGCTTCATGATGTCCATGAAGGAACGCATATTGCCTTCGTCGTCCGTAAGGGACAGGTTCAATGCCTCGATAGCCTCCGCTGCTTCCTTCGGCGGCTTTGCCAGTCTGGTAAGCATGTTCCTTAAGGCAGTACCGGCCATGGATCCTTTTACGCCAGCAGATGCCATAAGGCCTGTTGCGACTGCTATATCTTCTATTGTGTAACCCATGGCTCCGGCAGCGGCGCCGGCATACTTGAATGTATCTCCCATGAGTGCTACGTTCGTATTCGAATTCATGGCGGCCTGCGCCATTACGTCAACCATACGGCTCGTTTCTTCCGCGCTCATGTGGAAGGCCGTAAGGTTATCTGTTACGATGTCTGAAACCATAGCCAGGTCTTCACCGGACGCTGCTGCAAGGTTTAAGACGCCGTCAATACCGGCAAGCATCTGCTCTGTTTTCCAGCCGGCCATTCCCATGTATTCCATGGCTTTGCCGACTTCTGTTGCGGAAAATACCGTAGTCTCGCCGAGCTCTCTTGCTTTCTGTGTAAGCTGATCAAGCTCTTCGCTGCTGGCTCCGCTGATCGCAGCCACAGCGTCCATCTCTTTTTCAAACTCCATGCCTACTTTTGCGGCCGCCACACCAACTGCACCGACTGCGGTAGCTGCTACCATGGATGCGGTTCCGATAACCTGAAACGCCCTCTTTCCGACGTTCATGATCTTGTTAAAACCCTGATCGAGTTTCAAGAAGTCGTTGTTAACGGCTTTTAATCCCTTGAGGCGTGCCGTGGTTCCTAAAATGGCAGCATCAAGGGACTTGTCGATCTTTCCTGCTATTCTAATGGCCAGTTTGTACTCTTTTCCGCTTGCCATCGCATATCTCCATCGTATCTTTGATTACTTCTAAAAAATCCGCCACAGGCAGGCTCATGAACTTGTCGTAGCCTGTCTGCAGCGTAAAGGAAAGCTGAATAGCTGCCTTCCGTAGATTTTTGATATCGGCCGGGCTTAATCCGACCCGAATAAAAAACCCATGATGCGGTTTTTTACCTTTACTGCTTCCTTCGCCGGAAGCTGCTCGAAGAATTCCACCGGCTGTCTGGCTGCGCGTGCCGCCATCATCATGGCGTATTCAACCTTAAGCTCAGACATGAAGTTAAGACCGGGGGTCTTTCTGTCGTACTGTTTTTCAAGCGCCACCATGTCCTCAGCTGTAAGATCTTCAAGGCCTGATAAATCAATGCTTTCATATTCCTTGCCCTCAAACTTATAGGGCTTTTTGAACTTAATGATAAGACTTTCTTCATCATCCTCCGCATCCGCCTTGGCTACGGTGTTTACTTCGTCCATGGACGAAGCGGCCTTTGCCGCCTCGTCCTGCATGATTTCTTTCTTGTCAGCCATGTGTGCTCATCCTCCGTTAGATATAGTTCCGAACTTCTGCAAGCATATCTTTTCCGTTCAATACAAAAACGGTGTTGAGCTTGTCGTATTCGAGAACAACTTTGTTGTCAACCTCGATCTTGATATACAAGACTTCAAGTGTTACCGATGCGTTCATCGGCTTGCCCAGTTCAAGGGTGCCGGGCTTAAAGTTCTTAAGCCTGCCGTTCTCGGTAATCACCATCCTCTTGTAATAGAGCGAACCGTTCTCCTTGTTAGTAAGCTGCTCGGAGCCTCTAAAGGTAAGCTGAACGGGCTCGTTAGGGTTTGCAATAGAGAAGATATCCGTATCGAGTGTGCGGAACGGTACCTCCTGCGCGATGGAACTGTAAAAGCCCGGGATAGCGGTTTCGTAGGATCCTAAGATGCCAGCACCGCTGATCTCTTCCGTGATCGCGTTGAAGTCAGGAAGCTGAACCTGTCCGGTTACACCGATAAGCTTATTATCTCCGTTGTTGTAGCAGTTGTAATTGTTAATTACCTCGGGGATTCCCTGAATCATTCTTATTCACCTCCTAAAGCCGCCTCAATCATGGACGGATCAAACTCGAGAACGTTGAGGATGTCCTCTGCCGGCGTGTACGGTGCCAGGTACTGGCGGAACTTGATCTTGCCGTCAATCACGTTGCCGATAGGATTGTCTTCGCGCCTGTACTCCATACGAAGTCCGGCACACTTTCCTGTGGAAACAAGGCTGTTCGCTCTTACGTTTTCGGAGCTTACAATAGACTCGATCAAGCGGTAGTTCGCGGGGCTGTCAACTTTGGAAAGGTAGGTCATAATAAAGCCGTTGCCCCACCAGCTAAAGAACCGGCGGCATGCGATCCATCTGTCTTTCGGATCCGTAGAATCCGGATAAACCGCAGTATTGTTGCCCCAGCTCTTGATACCGTCAAGGTTAAGGATCGTAACAACGCCTACGCCGTTAAGCTCGTTCGCCTGCGACTGATAGAGGTTAACCTCTGTTCCGTCTGCAAGTACGGCAGCGGAAGCCCTAAGAGCGTGGTTGCTGCCGGAAATGTTGGGGACGTTATCATTGTTTGCATCCTCATACGCAAGCTGCGCACCCTTCAATGCGGAATAAGGCATTACCTTGCCTGCGTACTTAGCGCAAGGCCACAGGACGATCATATCCTCGGAAGCGAAACCGCTGTTTGCTTTTACCGTTTCAACGTCTTCGAACTTCTTGGCGCCGTTTACGGTCTGCCCGCAGTCAAGATCGATCAATGCAATCGCTCTAAACATGCCGCTGATATCACGGCACTTTGCTGCAAGCGCGAGGCCTACGTTTGAAATATAGGACCATCCGGGCGCGGAAAGAACGCCGGGTGCAAGGTTGAACTGGGGATATACCTGATCTACAAGCTGAATGCCGGTATCAACTCCGGTTCCGGAGTTATGCGCTCCGATTACGTCGGCCGCTACAACTGCGGTAGGATCCAGCTTATAGCCTGCAAGCTTAACGGTAGTAATAGTGTTATCAAGGACGGTCACTACAAGATAACCCTCGCTGTCAAATGCCAGCGTATAGTCCGTCCCGAGCGTCATCGCATTATCGCTGCCGTCCTTAGCTGTCAGACCTTTTTTAATAACGCCTTTGCTTGTGGACTTAGCAATACCGCCAGCAACGGTGATAGTTTCGGTATATGCCGCCTTGTGGGATGTAGGATCAAGAACGTTGCAAAGCACTACGGGTGCGATCGGAAACGCCTTGAAATATGCGTCCATTGCCGCGCAAAGCGTGTAGCTTGCGTAATCCTCGGAATAGCCGAGGGCTTCTACTGCCTCCGCAAAACTGTTAACGAGATAAAGCTTATTCACTGCGGCTTCGGGATCAGCGACAAGGTTGATCGGCGCTGTACCGAAAATCACATGAACGCCTGCCTCGTTAGACACAGGTGTAGGAAGGCTGGTCGGATTTTCCTGAATCCGAATTCCATGTTTGTAACTCATTGTGATTACCTCCTATAAGTATTTTTTCTGCGTTTCAAGATAAGCGGTCTTGATAACGCTATAATCTTTCTTAAGATCTTTAACAGCGTCCGTCATATCGTTGATATCGACAAACAATTTGCTCATCAAGGGGAATTCCTCGACGGCTTTGTTAACCTTGTCAGGCAGTACGCCCTCAAAGAATACGGTAGACTCCTTGATCAATCCCTGGATTGTGGGTCCGAGGTATACCGTATTGTTCTTTTCGGTCGCCTTCTCCGTTTTTGCGGTCGCCTTTTCTTCCGTTTCCTGAATGGTTGCTTTCTCTTCCGCTTCAACGGTCTTGGTCTGCGCCTGCACTTTCTGGTCGCTCTTCGCTTTACTCATGCGAACTCATCCTCCCTTCTGATGGCTGCAATATAGAAATCCATGCTGCAGGCACCGAAATAATATGGATAGTAGTTATCTTCCTGCAGCGCCCAGTGAAATTCACCGGAGTAGCGTGCCTTGGAAAGCGACGGGTTTTCGTGAAACCTCTGATATATCATCTGGAATATATTAGAAATATCCCGGTGTCCCTGTGCTTCCAAAGAATCATCGAAGATACCTGCTATTATCAGAACACGAACGGTATTGTAAGAGTCCCTTGTTCCGTCATCGTCGCCGCTCGAAAGCCTGACTATGATGTACGGCACCGGCTCTTCTTCATCGTCGGTCTGGTTGATAGGTATATGCTGCGTGAAAATATTCAGTTTCGACCTTCCTCCGCCCGGCAATCTGTAATCATATCCGGAGAAAAGCTCTTCAATTACTTTTGCAAGCTCATCTTGCAGATCAAGTGGTGTCATGCTTTCCTCCTAACCTAAGAAACGGTCGATCTGCTGCTGGATGTTCCGCGCAAGGATATCGTAAACGTCAGGATCAACTTCTAAACCGTAAGCCACACCTTCTGCGTTCGGTTTCGGCATGGAATAAAGAGATTCGATCTTCTCTTTATTTTTATCCCGCATCGTGGATCCAGGCACACGGTTTGCGAATGCTATATGCCCACTTTTATACCGAACTACGAAGCCCTTGTATTTATCGCCTGAATTTCCCGGTAAAAGCGCCATGTGTCTCAGCCGGTTCTGCCTGAGAACCTTCGCGCTGATCCATTTCGGCGCTCCTTTGCTTCCCGGAAAGTAAGTAGGCGGGCTTACTTTATAATCAACAAGTTCGCTCGACTTGTCTCTCGCCTCAATGATCGCCACAAGGTTTGATACCCTCGCCTTTTTGATCTTGTTGATCTGCTTAAAAGATCTCTTTCCGCCCTTGACGTCATACCGGTTTTTCGCCTCGGCCACCATCTTTTTCTCAACCTCTTTCGCGGTCTCGTTAATGGCTGCCCTAAGTACGTATTTCGATTTATCCTTAACCATCCCGAGGGCTCTTTCGATCTCCTCGAGTCCGTCCATCCTAACAACGTATGTGATCATCGCGTCGTCTTATTTGCCTCCAGCGAAAGTGAATAAATACCGTCTTCGTCGATAGCGTCTGAAATAAGGTATGTCTTGCCGTCAAGAATCAGTGTTCGCCCTACTGCCGGAAGCGGGCCGAAGTCCTCGCCCCGTACATAAATAAGAAGCTCTTTAAGGTAAACGCCGTCTGCGTACAAACTACGCTTATACTGGTATCGCTTCTCTCTGTCGATCATCTCGTTAGAGTCTATCTGAACCGGCATTTTCACACCGTTAATGATGTGGTTATCCGAAAACTCGTCAAGATTCATAAAGACGACCTTATTATCTTGGGCTATCTGATCCTTGAATGCTGACATTATTTCTTCCTTGCTTTCGTTTTAGGTACTTTTCCGATAAGGTCTTCACCGTTTTCCGATTCAGAATTTACCGCCTGTCCGAACTGCCCGGGCTCTGCCGTCATGGGCTTTGCCTTTGCGGGCTTTTCTGCCGGAACCTCTACGTAAGCAGCGGCTCCGGATTCAAGCCATGCCTCAACCATAACCTCGTCGTTAACAGGCAGGACGTCGCCTGCCTGAAACTGACGGGAATGATAAAGTATGGGCATCTGGGCGATAAGCTCTGTGGTGTTATTTTTTGCCATAACAGCCACCTCCTTATCCGATTCTTACAAGGATCTTGGTAGCGCTTGCAGCTGCAGCTGCTGCTGCATATCCTGCGGTCGGATAGTAAGTGGGAGTGCCGCCTCCGTCGTTGTCTGCCTCGGTGATACCGGTTCCGTCCCAGTAAACTGCCTCGCCCTGAGCGATTGCGTTTGTGCTGGACTTCGCCATCTCGTATACACCTACTACGTTTACAACGCCGGTTTCCCCGTTAGGGATGTCGGTGCCGATCACGCCGATCCTGCCGGTTGCACCGGTCTTCAGAACTACGATGGTGTTGGCGTCGATCTTGCTTCCTGAGCTGTTAGGATAGTCGAGGGTTTCCCCTCTCTGCCAGTAAGTTGCTTTAGCCATTTATGTCACCTCCTTATGACAACGGGTCCGAAACGGTGGTACCCGGATTCTTAACTGCGCCGCGGAAATCCATTACTGAGATACCCCAGTCAAGGTAAATATCCCAGATAAATCCGAGCTGGCCAGGTGCTTCCATCCTGCGGATGGTCGGGATCTCCTGTCCGTTCAGGTAATCAACCTCGATAAAGTCTGTATCTTCGGCTGCTCCTAAAAGGAACCACGGCATAGTGTTGCCATTGCCGCCGCAAAGTACGTTGATCGTAGGATCCTCAACGATCTCGATCTGGTTTGCGTAACGGTACAGAGGGTTAACTGCCTGCGTATTGCCTGCGGTGTTGATCATGGGGCTGTGGAACAGGGTGTAGATGTCAAACGACAAACCTACGGGAACCACGATCTTCGCCGGGCGGATAATGATCGACTCGTTGAACTGATCCTGCTGGCTCTGCAGTGCAAGGATCATCTTCTGAACGGCTGCCTGCGTAATGCCGGTACCGGTCGTAAGCACGTTCTTATGAGCGGAATTGAAAAGAGCAACTCCGTCATAGATAGCGGGGTTATTTACCAAAATCTGATAAACCTGCTTGTTGATGGTCTTGCGTGCGGATGCTGCGTACTTTGCAGGAACCCTTGTTACAAGGTCGATATCGTCGTTGATGAATGCCTGACGGGTCAGGGTGAACTGACGGCCGTAGGTGCGGAGCTTCCTTGTGGGCAGCTTCTCATCTGCGAATACGTCATGCTTCAGTTCGCCGCCTTCCGGAACTTCAATAAATTCACCTGCAGGTCCTGCCAGATAGTTGTTATCGGCGGTCTTGAAGTCTTTCAGGCTGCCCTTCTTTGTGATCCGGTCAAATGTAACTGCAACCTTCTTGTGTCCTTCGACGTAAGCCTTATTGATGGCGTTGTCAAGGATTGCGGGGAATGCTGCGGTAGGATTGAAGAACTGTCTCTGAGCCATATTGAAAAGCTCATCGCTGCTCCTGCGATTCAGGCCGGATCCACCCTCGTTCGCTGCGCACTCAATAAAAAGATCTCTCAAAGAAAGACCCATGAGCTCTCTTGCGCCATCTGCGGGCTTCTCGATCTCGATACCGGAACGCATAACAAGCGCGTCACCGGCAGCGGCCCTGAACTTGTCAGCCTCGTCGCTTACAACCTCCGCTGATCCTCTCTGGGACACGGGCGCGTTGTCTGCCATAAGCTTCTCCATTACGGCTGCTCTTGCTCCGTCAACGGACACACCGCTGTTGATGTACTCGTCTGCTTCGATCCCGAAGTGACGGCACATTGCCTCGATGTCTCTGATACGGCTTCTTTCCGCTTTGCGTTCTGCTTCGCGGATAGCGGCATCATCGACCGGCGTTGCCTCGGCAGCTTTAACGTTCTCTTTAGGCTGCTCGGCGCTTGCTTTTGCAGCGTCGATCTGTCTCTGGAGATCGTCGTATTCTGCCTGCTCTTCTGCAGTGAACTTTCTGTTTGCAGCTTTTGCTGAATCAAGAAGCTCCTGCTGTCTCTGAATCATTTGCTTAAGATTCATTTCCTTTACCTCCTATAAAAGATTTTGGTTTATTTGGAGCTGCTTTTCTTCATAGTAAAAGCTGCTTACTCCCGTTTCCTGTTGCGCATCCACTTCGTGCGAACGTCCTACGCCGACCGTAGGATCTGCCGGAACGGATACGATGGAGATCTCGTACGGCGTCCATCTTGTAGCTATGCTGCAAGGGCCCGTAAATCTCCCGTCGTTCGACTTTTTGTTGGCCGCCACGTCCTCCCATACATCTACTACGTAGCCCACGGACACACCCTTAAGAGTCCCGGATGCTACTTTCTGATAGATCGTTTCGGAGTCTTCGTCCTCGTCGAAGCATATAACTGCGCTTCCGCGACCTTCCGTAACCTCGGCAGATAATACCTTGCCGACAATCCTGTCGCGGTTGTGGTTGAAAAGGACGCATCCGATAGAATTGAGCCTGTCAAGGTCGACCGCGCCTTCCGCATGGGATAAGATCTCTGTTCCCCACCAGCGTTCGTATGGCTCTTCCGAAGAGAAGGAAAGCTTAAACTTCCGTTCGTTTCCTTCGCCTTCCATCGCCCTTATGGAACAATCGCCGTAAAAGCGCTGTGCGTTATCTTCACGCTTTCTCTCATTCTTCGTTGTCGTTTCGTTCTGGTTCATCTGTCTCTTCCTCCATGTCGAACATGATCTTGCTCATGTCGACGCCTTTTTCCTTGCCATATTCCAAAACATCGGCCATATCGTCTATCTGGTCGCGCCAATCTCTGCCGCTTTCCGCTGCAATCTGCTTAAATGTTTTCTGCCCGCTTGAAAGCGCCGTGCGGTTTGCGTCTGATTCCTTCTTCGGATCAATCCACGGCTTAGGCTCTTGCGTCCACTCGTGGGAAAGATACCGCTCTTTGTCTTCCCAAAAATTAGGAATGATGATTGCGTTGCAAAGTACGGCTGAAATAACAAACGTCTCATAGATCTCGTCGAGGACTTCTATAAGAAGTTCTTTCTCTTCCGCGTACGTCATCTCGTCTTCGATCATGCCCTGCCGTGCAGATGAATATGTGGACTCACTCATATCGCGGCTCGTAGACTCGTAGCTTATTCCTTGCCCGGCTCCGATGAGGCGCTGCTGGAGTTTCGTAAAGCTCGTTGCGTCCGCTGCCTGTCCAGTAGGGTTAACTACCTGTATCTCGTCCCCGGCGTTAAGCTCCTTCATCATGCCGGGAGATAAAAGCTTTCCGTCGTAGCTGGTGCGTTCCTGCGGATACTGCCCGTTCCCTCTTCCGATGCCGGTTGTCGGTATGGTTTTCTTAATGAATACCGAAAGGCAGGCTTCTATTCTCTCTTTGACGGCCACAGCCATCATGAATTCGTTTATATCTCTTACCCTTGGTATGGTATGCGCCATATCGGATATTTCGCGCAGCTGCGTCGGCCGTTTCTTTGTAAAGTAGAAAATAACGTCCTTTGCCTCGATCCTTACCGGATCCATAAGCCCATATCCTTCCGGGTCGTATCTTCTAATATAGTAAGCAAGCGGTTTGTTGTAGTCGTTGTACTCAATGCCGCCGATCACTTTTGCGCCGCCTGGCGATCGCATCATGGAATTATCAAGCTCGTCAACCTCGATCATCTGGAGCTTAAACGGAACATAGCCGTCCGGCGTATATCTCTTAACGAAAAGGATCCCGCCGTCAACCTTCTTGCGCATTACTGCCATCCTTATGATCTGGTTTAGGGACTGTGTGCCGGTAACGTCGCAATTCTGCTTTTTGCACCAGCGCTTCCATGCCTTCTCTAACTCTTTATTTAGTTCCGGTTCTTCCGTCTTTGCCTGAATAGAAAAGCCGCCGCTGACTACGTTCCGTTTGAATGCCCCAATCACGCTGTTCATGATATCGGAGTTTCGTTCAAGGTCGCGGGCCCTTGCTTTGATCTCGTCCCTGCTGTATCTGTCCGTAATCTCTGCCGACTGGTTCGTCGCTCTCCAGTTCTGGTTTGGGCGATCGTAATTGCCGGCATCGTAGTTTCGCAGGAATTCATAAGCCTGACGGTATGCTGCCCTTCTATACGCGGCTTCCGGTGAAAACGCCGCGACAATGCTGTCTATGAAGCTCATATATCCTCCTAACGTCTGTCGAAGATCGCCACGTAGCAATCATCAAACAAACCGGTATTCCCCGCTTCCTCTGCCTGAACCTGCGCCATAAGGTCGTTCTTAATTGCATAAAGCTGTTTTAAGTCTGCCCTCGTAAGAGACCTTGATCCTATCTTGTAAGACTGGCCGCCCACGGTGATTGCCATGATCGCTTTATTTACGTTGTCAAGCATTCCTTTGGCACTTAAGTCCGGTTCCTGCGTCTGAACCTGCGGCTCCTGAGTCTGTATATTTTCTTCACCCATGCCGTTTATCCTCCTTGGATCCAGTTATCGTGTGCTCGGATCCACTGCTCTTCGCTCGTCGGCTTTTCGGTAGCCACAGGAGCGTCCTGTCTTCCGGTTATTTCTTCATTCTTAAGATGGAGCGTACGCACACCCAGTATGTCTGCGGCACACATTGCGTATACCTCGCAATCGAGATAGTGGTTATCTCCGTGCGTGTGTTTCTGCACCCATTCTTGCCGAACGGTTCCGTTCTTCCGGGTTGTGATCTTATGCTCCGCCGTAACCTGCTGGGCGTATTCCATATCGCATCCGTCGTATACCATCCAGCTTCCGCGGCCGTTTTCCCTGATCATGCGTCCGGCGATCATGTCCTTATATTTGTTCGTATCCAAAAGGACAAGGGTCATACCGTATGCCCTGCTACTCTCCATATTGATCTTGGAAAGTTTGTAATGCGAAAGCTGCGCATGGCTGGAACCCTTGGACGGAAGCGTATAATCTGAATGCATCGCACAAAAGTCATAAACCATGTCTGTCTGGTCACCTGAGTCTATCAGGCACAGGTTTATGATGTGCGGGTTTTCTTCCGCGTCCAGGTATTCAAGGTTCATAATTCTGTCGACTTCCTCGAAAGATAAAGCCTGCCCGTGCGCTATATTCTGGCTCGTAAGGTAGTCACCCCACGCCCTTATGGTCCAATAAAGCGAGTTTTCCTGAACGTCAACGCCTCCGGTAAGAAGCTTCGCCCATGGCGGTACCGTAAGAGCTGGCAGATCCGTTTGCCGTTCAAGTACAAGCTCTGCGCTCGTCTTAAGCTTCGTATCTTCCCACGGCTCTGCAAGCCATGAATTTACGAAGTTTTGGAACTCTTCCGGATCGTCTTTCGTTGTAAGGAATTCCTTCGCAATCTCCGCCCATCTTACAAACGGGCTGTAAAGCGTATTGATCCAAAATGCAACCTTGCGTATGTATTTCGTATCGTGCCGAACAATCCTCCATTCTCCGAGCGGCAGAATGTTATGCTTATCGTTGTCCGTAATCACACCGCCGCATTTCTGACACACGTAAACGGCGAACTCTGCCCGGTCTGCATAGCTCATCCCTTCGTCGTCCGGAAAACGGATATTCGAAAACTTAAGCTCTATATATTCTCCGCAGTGCGGACAAGGCACGAAGTAATGCTTTTCTATATCAGCGTCTTCCTTCGCCTTCCATATATGCCCTGTTTTCAATGTCGGCGTTGAAGTTACGTAGATCTTCCTGTTATGGAAGGTCTTCGTTCTTTCCTTCGCCAGCTTGATAGGATCTGCCTCTTTGTTGCTGGCCCCGGGGTATTTATCTACCTCGTCCATCATTAGAAACCGTATCGGCCTGCTGGCAAGCCCGGACGGCGTGTTGGATCCGGTGAGTGCTAAGTACATGTTGTCAAACTGCAGCTCTAATAAAGGAGAGTTTTCGTCGAACTTCTTCCGGATCTCTGGCGTGGCCTTCAGGAATGGCTGCAGCCTGTTTTCTGAAATCGACTTAGCAAGAATATCGGTAGGGTAGACGACCATCGTTGGCGCCGGACTCTGCATTATTATGTAGCCGATCATGTTCTGCATGGCTTCCGTGCCGCCGATCTGCGTCGGCTTGCAAAAGATGATCTCTTCCGTCTCGTAGTTGCAGAACTCGTCCATGATCCCGATAAGGTATGGCGTTACCGCGTTACTCCATCGACCCGGCATCGCTGCCGTTTTGCTGTCAAGGATGCGATACTGCTGCGCCCATTCTGAAACGGTCATATTGTCCGGCGGACACAGCCAGGTCAGCGCCTCGTACTGATATTCTTTTACTTTATAAGTCTTTCTTCGTGGCATTCTTTCTCGGTCGCCCTCTTTTCTTGGGCTTCGTAACGTCCTCTACCTGTGGTTTATCAACCACGGCCCGGGTTACAAAGTCTTTCAAAAGATCGCTGACCTCGTTTTGCAGGTCGTTCTCTAAGGAACGAACCTCAACCGGATCCACATACCCGGCTATGCGTCCGGCGATCTTAGCCGGTATCGACATTGCAAAGCTCTTAAATATAACGAAAAAGCGGCCGTAGTCCGCTTTTGCTTCGTCAACTGATATGTAATTACCTGCGGCGATATCTGTCCGCAGCCGGTGGAGCTCTCCCTGCGATTCCTTCAGGGCAACCTCCGCCTTAAGTTTTTGCTCTTTTAGCTGCGCCTCCCGCTCGTTCCGTTCCCTTCCGTATGCTTTATCTGAAAGATACTTTACATACTTTTGAACTGTGGGACCGACCTCGTATCTTGGTCCCGCTTTCGTTCGCGTTCTTTCGATAACGCCATCCTGAACAAGCTGATCTATCCTGCGTCCGGTAAGTCCGAACAACTTGCAGATCGTTTCCCTTGTGACGAAGCCCTTCATTTCTTCATCCGCCATAATCAATCACCCATCTTTCTGGCTTTCCTGCCGGTAAACTCTTCCCAGCGTCTTATGATCACGGATGCGTAATGTTCGTCAAGTTCCATCACGAATGCGTTCCGGTCGAGCTGCTCCGCTGCCATAAGCGTGCTTCCGCTTCCTCCGAAAAAGTCTCCGACGTTCCATCCGGGTTTGCTCGAATTCTTAACGAACCGCCCTATTAGTTCAAGCGGTTTCATTGTTGGATGGAGATTGCTGCTCATCGGTTTCTTTTCGTAAATAACCGTCGTCTGATCCGCGTATTGTCGAACAATATCCTTAATATACGCTACAAGCTCCGCCTTCTTCATTGACTCGAAGTCGACCTCGTCTTCTAAAATAACGGTATTCTGTGTCCGGTCATGGACGAAATAGTGGCCTGCGCCTTCCTTCCATCCGTATAGCACCGGCTCGTGGCGCCACTGGTAATCCTGCCGTCCTAAAACAAAGTTGTTCTTTTCCCAGATAAGCACCTCTGACAACCGTAATCCTGCATCATCGAAGGCCTTACGGAACGTGAGGCCTTCGATGTCTGCGTGGAACACGTAGACAGCGGCGCCATCGCGCATGTAGTCCTTCATGTTCGTGAATGCTTTCAGCAGAAATGAATAAAACGACCTGTCGTCCATTAGGTCGTTTTCAATCCTCATAGCTCCGTTATTGTTCGGGCGGTATTCATTTAAGGCAGCTGCCTTCTCTTCATAATTTACGTTATACGGCGGATCCGTAATTACAAGGTCGAGCCGCTCTTCTCCGAGAAGCTTGTGCACGTCGTCGAGGCTCGAACTGTCTCCGCACATAAGCCTGTGGCTGCCGAGCTGCCATACTTCCCCGGGTTTTATTATGGATTCCCGCTGCTGGCTGTCCTGATAGGCTGCCTGTGCGTCGAAACCATCTTCCGAAACCTCCGATTCGAAATCTGAAAGCTCGATAAGCTCATCGAGTTCAGCCTTGTCCACTCCGGTAAGCGTAAAGTCATAATCGCTCTTGTCAAGATCAACGAGCAGGTTCTTAAGAAGCGTCTCATCCCACTCGCCGGTGATCTTGTTAAGCGCTATGTTCAGGGCTTTCTCATCTTCCTTGGAAAGGTCAACCACCACAACGTCGGCTTCTGTGTAGCCTAAGTCCTTAAGGACCGTATGTCGCTGGTGCCCCCCGATGATCGTCCCGTCGCTGTTTATGATGATCGGGTCAACATACCCGAAATGCTCAATACTGCGCTTGATTTTCTGGTATTCCGCATCATCCGGGGTCAGCTTCTTCCTCGGATTGTACTTGGCGGGCTTTAACTTTGAAAGCTGTCTCTTCTCAAATACCATATTATCCTCCAACTAAAAGTGGAAGCCCGGGAAAGAAAGGACTGATCATGCGAGCCTGCCCTTCCTTCGGACTTCCACAATACAATTATAGCATACCTTATCGTTCCTTTTCGTTCCTTTTTTCAGAAATTTGTTTTTTGCCCTGCAAGGCCAGTGTTTATGCGGCTTTCCGGGGTACAAATTGACTGAAAATTCGGTAAATCTTTGTTCATTTTCTGCCGGGATGGCAGCGAAATGGGTGAAAAAATTCGCTTTTTTTCGGGGAAAAAGCCGAGCCTTCCGCGCCC